CGACAGGGATGTCGGCGGCCGCGCAAGCGGGAGCGAAGCGTTTGTCGCGCCAAACGCAAGCGACAGCGCCGTCCCGCGCAGGGATGCGTGGGCGGCGCGTTATGGCGGAGTTTGGGGGGATATCAATTCCAACTGGACAGTGCCGCTTGTGACTATTGCCGGGCCTGCCCCGCGCTGGGGCGAATTTGTCTGGAGCAATGAAGAGCCGGCCATAAAATACCTGCGCATTGACGAGCAGTTCCATGAGCGCCTGCCCTTCGGGCTTGAGGCCCTGAACCCCGCTTTCGGCAATCAAAGTCCGGTCGGCGCGTCTGTCACTAACGTGATGACCCTGCTTTTGCCCTGGGGCGATTTCCCGGTTTGGGGGCGTTTTGAATGGTCGCGGGAATTTCCGGAGCCCGTTAGATCCTTCATGGGCGGCTTGTTCGCCACGCTTGCCGGGGAGCCCATTTGCCAAAGTTCCGCATGGCCAGACGGCGCATGGCCGGATTCGCCGTGGGGAACAGTCCTGGAATATGGCCGCAAGAGGGACGAGCTGGAAATCGTGCCCAGATCGCTTTGCAAGAGCCAGCTTGTTTTTGGCGATTCAGCCAAAGACAGCGCCTTCGGGGACATCAACGCCTGCTATGGCGTTCCGCGGATCCCGATTGCGGGCAAGGCCCCGAAATGGGGGGATTTCGCCTGGAGCGATGATGAGCCCAAAATCAGCTTTGTGGCCATTGAGGAATGTTTTGAGGAAAAACGGCGCGTTCAATGCGAGGACGCCGCATTGGCGGTGGGATTCGCGAGCCAGGCAAGGCATGAAAGCCATGCCTTCGCGCTTCGCAGGGATGAGCAAGTCTGGAGCGAATTTGAATGGTCTGGCGGATCTTGCGCGGCAATGGGCATGGGCTCAAGAACGGCAATCCTTGCGGGCTGCGCCGAATACGCTTCGCAAAGCTGGCGGGATTGCGCGTGGCCTGCTGAATCATGGGGTGAAGTTACTGGCTATGGGCGGCCACAAGAGCCTTTTGGAATTGTAATCAAAGGAGAATCATAATGGCGCTTGCAACACTTACCAAATCCGGCAGGGCGGCCATAGCGGCCGCAATAGCGGCAAGGCCGCTGCATCTTGCCTGGGGCATCGGCCTTGAGGAATGGGACGCGATGACTGACGAGGAGCTTCCTTCCCTTGTGGAGAGGACGGAGCTTTTCAACGAAATCGGGCGCAGGTCATCCTCATGGACAGGCTTTGCCGAGCCGGACGAGAAAGGGGGAATTGTGGTGCCCACCGGCACATTGCCGGACGGCAGCGTGGAAGTTGCCCGCTACCGCCAATGCGAGGAGGCGACACCCTACCTCTTTTTCAGGATAAACTACGATTTCGCGGATGCGTCAAATGCCGTGATCAGGGAGCTTGGCATTTTTATGGACACGGAAACCCTGGCGGATTTGCCGCCCGGCCAGATGTATTTTCTGCCTGCCGAACTGAAGAGTCCCGGGCGTCTTCTGGCGGCCCAGATATTGCGGCCCAGCATCCTGCGCAGTCCGGCAGTCAGGCAGACCATTGAATTTGTATTACCGCTATGACGGCGCGATTTCGGCGCCATACCGCGTCAGGCTCGCTTTTGTCTCGGTCAAGTATGTTTAAATACGCTTCCTTCGCCAAAAGTTCGCCTTCCTTGTCTGGCATCCGAACTGGCGCCGCCATAAAAAAGGAGAAATAAATGCCTAAAATTGACAATTACTACAATCGCTTTGACGAAAGCAAAAACTACGTTGAGCTGCTTTTCCGGGACGGCTACGGGGCCCAGGGCGCGGAGCAGAACGAGCAGCAGGCCATTATCAACGCCAAGATCGCCAAGCTGGCGCGAGCCCTGTTCAAGGACGGGGATGTTGTGCAGGGGGCGCAAATTGTGGTGGATTCGGCCAATGGCCATATATCCGCGACTACGGGGGATGTATTTCTCAACGGTTTTATCTGGACTGTTCCAACCGCCGAATTCGACATTCCCGTTACAGGCCTGGTTTCGGTGGGCGTCCGTCTTGAGGAAAGCATCATTTCCGAACTGGAAGACCCTGGCCTGCGCAATCCGGCAAGAGGCCAGAGAAGCGAGGGCGAGCCCGGCGCGTGGCGCAGGAAGGTGGAAGCGTTCTGGGGTTATGACGGAGACGGGAAAGCGGGCACGTTTTATCCGGTTTATACAATTGAGGACGGCCAGCTGGCCGCCAAGGAGGCTCCGCCGAATCTGGAAAGCTTCAACGTGGCCATTGCGAGGTACGACAGGGATTCGACTGGCGATGGCAGTTATGTTTGTTCGGGTTTCCTGGTTTCCGTGGACGAGGTTCTGGCGGAAGGCGCGCAGATATTTTCGGTTGCCGAAGGACGGGCAAGGGTCAATGGCGAGGGCATCGAGCTTATCGCGTCCAGGCGGCTGCGCTATCCGGCCGAACCGGATTTGCGCTATGTGGATACCGAAGTGATTACGGCTGGATCCGAGGAGAGCCAGCGAGTCAACGTGGCTCATGCGCCTGTCCATGATTACGTCAATTTGCGCGTAACCCAGCGAAAGACTGTGGAACTGACCCACGGAAATTACAGCGGCTGTTCGGATGCCCTGCCGGATACGTCCGTGCTGAATATCGTCAACGTGAAGCAGCTGGACACTGTCTATGAAATGGGCGCGGATTTCGTGCGGGCGGGCGATGCGCTTGACTGGTCTCCGACAGGAGCGGAACCGGCCACTGGCTCGACATATTCGGTTACCTATGACTTCCTGAACACCAATGTGGAGCCGATTGACCCGGACTTTGACGGTTTTACCGTAAAAGGCGCGGTGCCCGGCTCGTCCATCATGATCAGCTACAACCAGGCGCTGCCCAGGGTGGACAGGCTTTGCATTGGCCCGGACGGCGGTTTTTCATGGGTAAAGGGCGTGGCGGCCGAATACGGCCCGCGCGAGCCGCAGGTGCCCGGCGGCATTCTCGCATTATGCTCCGTTTACCAGAACTGGCGCGGCGCGCCGGAGGTGGTCAACGATTCCGCCCGCGTGTTCACCTTTTCGCGCATCCTGGCCATTGAGGAGAGGGTCGAATACTGCCTGAACGAGGTGGCCAGAAACCGGCTCGAGATGAATGTGGGAACGCGCGAGGCCGGCAACAGGGTCGGGCTTTTTGTGGACCCGCTGCTGGATGATTCCATGCGCGACCAGGGCATTGTCCAGACTGCCGCCATTGTCGATGGCGCGCTGGTTTTGCCCATTTCGGCCACGGTGCTGGATGTGTCAGCAGACATCGCAACGCCAAAAAGCGTTCCCGCCCTGGTGGAGGCAGGAGTCTCCCAGCTGCTCAAAACTGGCCAGATGAAGGTCAATCCCTACATGGCTTTCGATATCCCGGAAGGCAAGGCCACGATCAGCCCATCCGTTGACCGCTGGACCGAAACCAAAACAACCTGGGCCAGCACGGTTACGAAAACTTTCTACAGTTCCTCAAACCAGACCGTGCGCAAGAATGGCGGAACCACGAGCAATGCCTCCCAGGCTGGCTCAACATCCTCGACCAGTTCGCATACGTCAACCAGCACCAGTTCCTCCACGCAAAATCTGGGCACCAAAACTTCCGCCCTGCAATACCTGCGCTCAATCAATATCAGATTCACGCTGGAAAATTTCGCCCCCGGAGAAATCCTGGATTCCGTCAATTTCGGCGGCGTCATGGTCAGCTTCACAGGCTCAAAGGTGGCCGATGCCAATGGCCGCATCACCGGTTCCTTCACCATCCCGCCAAAAACCCCGGCCGGCGTGAAGCAGATCGAGTTCAAGGGCAAGGCCACCAAGGCCTACGCCACTTTTACAGGGCAGGGCACATTGCAGGTTACGACCCTGCGGCGTGTGCAGAACATCTATCGCCATACCACGACAACCACGACCATCACCACGACGACCTACGTCGCGCCCGTGCGCGTTTACAATCCCGACCCGCTGGCCCAGAGCTTCACCCTGGAAACGGAAGGCCAGCTTGCCGGCGTGGATCTGTGGTTTGCGGCCAGGGGCACGACCAATGCCCAGGTGCAGGTCCGGGAAATGGACAACGGCTTTCCTACAAGCGTGCTGCTTGCCGAAGCCATTGTTCCGCCAGAAAAGCAGATAGTTGGCGGTGGCGGCCATACCCGCGTCATGTTTGACGCGCCCCTGCCTCTGGAAGCCGGAACCGAATACGCAATCGTCATTCTGTGCAACGACGCCACTACATCCCTTTCAATCGCCACGATGGGCAATTTCGATGCCGGCGCGCAGCAGTATGTTACCCAGCAGCCTTATACAGTTGGCCTGATGCTTTCCAGCTCCAATGCCACAACCTGGACGCCGCACCAGGATTCCGACCTGGCTTTCAGGCTGCTGATGGCCAAATATTCCGAAACCGAAACCACAATCGATCTGGGCACAGTGGATCTGCCGGAAGGCACGACCGACATCGTGCTGATGGGCCTGGCCGAACTGCCCAATTCCGGCTGCCGCAGCGAATTTGTGATTGAACTGCCGGACGGCGCAACTTACTACGTGGCTGGCGAGCAGGGCCTGCGTCTGCCAAAGGCCGTTTCCGGAGAGGCCCGCATCCGGGCAAGGCTGTTTGGCAATTCCATTTCAAGCCCTGTCCTCTGGCCGGGAACGCAGATTATCAGCGGCCAGATGGCCTTGACCGCCGATTACTGCACAAGGTCCATTGTTGCCAGGGACGCGGTCAAGGCCGTGCTGGTCTATGACGGCTATGTCCCGTCCGGTTCAAGCGTGAAGGCCCAGATCCAGATCGATTCCGGCGAATGGCAGGATATGCCGCTGGACAAGACCGTCAACCAGGGCGATGGCATTGTCGAATACCGCTACGAGCAGGAACTTTCCGGCGCAAGCCTCGTCAAGGCCAAAATCATCCTTTCCGGCACTCCGCAGGCGCGGCCGGAAGTTTACGACATCCGCTTCATGGCGGTGGAATAGGAGTCGATATGGCAAAACTTGTCCGGGATGAAAAGACTCCAAATCTTGGCCTGCCGCTACCCGATGTCCTGAATGACCAGACTGTTGACTGCCAGCGCATTGCCCAAAGCTTCACACGGCTTGACGAGGCCTACGGGGAAGTACGCCTGAAAACGACAGAGGCCGTTGAAAAGGCCGAAGGGGCTGTTGAGGCAAAAGCTGATGCCGCCCGTGCCCTGGAAGTGTCGGAATCTTCCATAAGCGCGGCCGATACCGCGCTTGCAGCAGCCAGGGAAGCGGCAACACTGTCGGTTGAAGCCAAATCGCAGGCCACCACAGCCAAAACCACGGCCGAAGCGGCAGTGCCCAGGCAGGGCGCGCGCGGGGCATTGGCCGGCTACGAGGTCATCGGCGCTGCCGACAGTCTTGGCGAACCGCCAACAGTTACGATTGAAAGCCCGGATTGCCTCAACCTGGAAACATCCGGCGCATTGACGCTAACCTTTACAGCGGCGGATCCGTCCATGCGGGCGGTGAAAGCCCTGTCACTAACGGCCAGCGAAACCACCACCCTGACCATCGGGGGCGCGGTCTGGCAAAATAACGGCGATGCCCCGGAATGGGGCACGGCCGGCGCGATACTGGTTCTGCTTGCCCATTTTGTGGGCGGCCGCGTTGTTCTTTCCGTGGCAGATAATACGGAGGGCTAAAGGCTGGAATTTGAAAATCGAATAGGGTAAAAGACTTGCCGTGGGGGCCTCCGCAAAGGAGGCAAAACCATGAGACAGTTCCTTAGGGACGTGCTGGTCGCTGTTGCGGCCACCGTGCTTGCGGCTGTGGTGATACGTATGTTGAACCTGTAAAACGCAAGAAGCCCCGGCGGAACTAACCCATTCACCGGGGCCTCTCGCAAGAGTTTCATAAACTCGCGGGGGTTACCCACAACAGGGCGGCAGGTCTTCACAGGGCTTGCCGCCCATCTGTTTTTAGAAATAAGGGCGCGGGCCGAATAAGTCAAGATGGAGAAAGATAATGAAAAAATACCAATACAATGGCAAGGAATATGACAATTTGTGGCTTCTGCGCCGGGATTTCAGGCAGTTCGTTTTCCCGCGCAACCCGGATGACAACGCCCTGGAAAAGCTTGGCATCATCGTGATTGACATCCCCGACCCGCAGCCAGACCCCGAAGAAGCCGCAAGGGCCGAACTGGCCATGAAAATATCGCAAATCGACATGGAAACCAGTTCCGCCATAACCGGCGGCTTCGATTATGAGGTGAATGGCGAGACCTTGCGCTTTTCCTACGATTCCTTCGACCAGCAGAACTTTGCCGACACGGCCAATGCCTGCCTGATGGTCAAATCCGGCCT